CCCCCAGCGCCTGCAGGCTCGCCTGTGAGGACACGTCGTACGTGTACTGCTGCGCCCACACCAGTCCACGCGCGTCCTGCGACGTCGGCCCGTCGCTGACGTTGTTCACCGTGTAGATGCCGTCACCCTCCGACGGGGCGGCAGCGGCAGGGTCGCGGTTGGACTGGGTGAACACCCACCGGTTCGGCGTCTGCCACATGTCCTGCGTGAGAGTACGGTCCTCGCCCTGGATGGTGGACGTCGCGCCCTCGTCCAGCGTCCATTCGACACCGCGCACCGACGGGTCCACATAGGGTCCGGAACGGAAGATGCCGTCCCAGTCCGCCCACACACCCCGGTAGGAGATCGTGGTCAGCAGGTCGTTGATGATCCGCAGCCACGTGGTCGGGCCGGTGCTGCTGCCATCCGTCGCCTGGCCGACCAGCGGCCACACCATCGCCGTCGGCAACGTCTGCCCTGCTGCCGACCCGTCGAGCAGCACCCCGGACAGTCCCGCATCGCTCACGGCCTGCCGGACCGCTGTCAGCACGTCCGTCCCGGCCGCCACCTGGTAGGAGTCGCCCACCTGCCGGTTCAGCAAGTACAGCCGGTCGTAGCCCTGGCAGGCGAACGTCTGCGGGGACTCGGCGAACGTCTGCTCCGGGGTGGTCAGCGAGAACACGCCCAGGTCGAACCGGGCCGCCAACCCGTCAGGGTCAAGCAGCATGTACGGGCGGACCAGATCCGTCCCCCACGACAGTTCACGGGACAATTGCAGGCTGACCGTGCCGTGGATCGTCGCGTCACAGTTCCGCGACACCTTCCCCGACAGCAGATCATCCGAAATGTCCTGCACCACCGTCAGATCCTGGGCGAGGAGCTCGAGCCCGGTCGACACGGTGACCGTCGGCCCGGTGATGAGCGCGATGATCTGCGCGGCGGTGAGGCTGTCCCTCGGCGGCGCGGTCAGACTTTGCAACGCGTCAAACCGCTTCCGAAAATGTGATCTCGTTCAGCGTGAACTGCACGTCCGCGACCGCCGGCCACATCCGCGCCGTCTCCTTCAGCCCATAGAAGACGCCGTACAACTTCAACCCTTGCGGGTCCCGGTAGAGCACCGTCTGCCCGATCCAGCCTTCCAACGTGGCCAGGGTCGCCGCAGGGACAAGGTTCGCGGTCACATCAACCTGCCGGGCCGTACCGGCGACGGTGACCGCCCGGTAACGGCCGTTCGCGTACCGCTGCACCCCGCCCGCCTGCGACGGCGTGTAGGGCTTGGCTGTCACCCACACCTGCACGGACGCGGACAGGTTCGACGCGAGGGTGAGGAACGTGGACTGCAGGTTGACGGTGGCCATCAGCGGATCCGCTGCGCGAGCATGTAGCCCGCAGGCAGGCGCTGAATGTCGGCGCGGAGACCGCGGATCTCCTCGATGAGTCCGGAGTTGTCACCCAGCATCGCCTGTGTCTGCCGGTTCGGCACCACGTCCGCGCCGGCGGGCAGGCGGACGAGTTCCGGGCCTTGCTCGCCGACCATCGCCACCCCGCCCGCAAACGAGGTGACACCGCGGGCGAAGCTGAGCACGTGGCCGATGCCGCCGAGAACCCCGCCGACTTTCCCCGCCGCACCGGTCACCTTGCTAATCGCGGACGCCACATCCTCCGCCGCGCTGCGGATACCGTCGAAGATCGGACGGATCACCGCCCACACACCTTCAATGACCGACTGGATGCCGTGCCAGGCGGATTGCCAGATGGTCTGCAACAGGTGAATGTCGTCCCGGATCAGGGTCAGCCCCGTGTCGACGATCGCGTGGAAGATCGGCGACAGGGCACCCCACACGGCGCTGACCACGGACCGGATCGCATCCCACGCCGCTGACCAGGCCGCGTGCAAAGCGTTCACCCCGGCGCTGACGATGGCCATGACCGGCCCGGCGAGCGTGTGGAACACCGAACCGATCGCGGACACCACCGCGGAGGTCGCGGTTTTGATCGCGTCCCATATCTGCTGCCAGTGGGTCCACACCTCATGCACCGCCGCGATCAGCAGCGCCAGCGGCGGGAACAGCAGGAAGATCGCGCCGACGATCATCGCCGCGTGGTTCTGAATCCACGCCCACGCGTCATGGATGATGGTCTTGATGAACGACCAAACGGTGTTCCAGTTCTTGTACAGCTCGTAGGCGGCCACACCGACCGCCGCGACGGCGGCGATGATCGGCAGGAACGGGGCCATCGCAATCGCAGCGGACACCACCGTCTCCGCCGCGTACATCGCCCACAGAGCCGCGGATTCGGCCAGCGACGCGGCCTGCGCGGCGA